CACAGCGCCTTGCCAGCGACGCCGGTGCCATGCCTCGAACCGCTGGGCCCAACGCTCAACCCGCAGGCGCGCGGTCAGGACCAGCACAACCGCCTGCTGCTCGATCTGGTCGATCTCGAGGCGAAGGTCTGCGGGGCTGTCGGTCTGCATCTGCATCAACGTGCGGGCATAGGTCTGCACCAGCCCTTCAACCGCCTCGGCCCACAGCGCCACAAAGGGGGCATAGGCTGAGCGGTAGAGATCGGTGGCCTGGACTGCAGGCGGATTGATCTGACGCAGGGTGATTGCCGAGCGGCGTGGGTTGCGGGCCCGGCGAGCGAGGGTGGCTAGGTCGAAGCGCACGGCGCTAGGCCGTGATGGATTTGACCGCCCACATGACAGCCTCTTCCATCTTCGTCTTCGCCAAGGCCATCTCTCGGGACTGGCCACATTCGTCGGCATATCCAATGAACGCCGCACCAGCGTCCTTAAACCAGAGCATTGCAGCCTTTTCGCTTTCGTCGAGTACTCGGTACTCGTGACGCACAACGTTGTTGGCGGTGCGATCATCCGACGCGCTATTCACTGTTCGAGACACATCATTTCTCCTTGAGATTGGCCTTCCAGTCCTCGTCGAGTTCTTCGAAGATCTCGGGCCCAAACCGCAATTCGCCGCGATACGGCTCAATCTGGGCTACATCGACTTCGCCGGGGTCATAAGTGATCGTGACGTGCGACTGATATTCGGGAAAGTCATGGCTCGCACCGTTGCGCACCATCTCTTCGTGCCTCCACGACAGTGTCGACGAATTAAACAACAGCACCACCGCGCCACCGTCGAATTGCTCGATCAGCCTGGCACCGCCGGCCGACACCGTGAGCTCGCCGCCGCCGAAGTCCTCGCCCATCTTCATCCAATCGACGTGCGCCTTTGAGTACAGAACAGTGACGTGCATATCCGCTGCGGGAAGCGTGGTCTTGAAGCCTTGACCATTCGCCCAGCGGAGCACCTCAGCAGCGTTGAGCAGCTTTCGGCTCACATAAAGCGTGCGCGGCTTCGCATCATTCGCAGCACGGCGGAGCGGCTCGGCTTCCAATCCTACGCCGCTCGCACCGGCAGATGGCTCGATCACCTCCCTTCCTTCCGCGCCCCCAGAGGGCTGGATGCCGTAGCGTTCATCGTCCGACAGTTTAGACAACGCCGCTTCAAGCTCTGGCAGATAGCCTTCCTCGATCATCAGGCTCTGCAGTCCACGTGCGAATGCCTGATCGGGGATGGCACTCAGATCGCGCAGTGTACTTGCCGCTTCCATCTGCGTCTTGAACCGGGTCGCGACCTTCTCCTGGTCGGGGGTATCGAGCGGCGCGAAGTCATAGGCCACAGAAGACGGCATCGAGCCAATTGCGCTCGGGATCAGGTAACGGTCAAGCCGATCAAGGCACGGCCCAAGGTCAAGCGTCTGGTGCGCGCGGATCTTCTTATTCCAGTCGGCCTGCTGGCTCTCGCCCGACGAATTAAGCCCCTCGGGAGCACGACCAAGCAGGCGGGTCGCTGGGATATCGGAGATTGCTGCGACGAACTCGGCATAGTTGTTGAGCATGTCCTTCGCGCCAGTGAAGCTATACTGCGCATCGGTGATCGTCTCGCCACCCTTGCCTTCGTCATCGCCGGCATCGAACACGATCGCGTTGTGGATGCTCTCGGCCAGCGTGATCATCTGCAGCCGATCGCTGATGACGCTATCCTGGCCGGCTGCGAGCATCTCGTAGAGACCGCGCACGCCTAGGCGCAGCGAACGGGCCTTGTGTAGGATGGCGGCAAAGCTGGCGCGGGCGCTGTCGTTGTCCTGCACCGCATCGAGTACCTGCTGAACCGTACTTTCACCCCAGAACGCGTCTGCTGTCGTCCAGGTCGACGGCATGGCGAGGCTGGCGGTGGTATCGGCGCGAAACGGGATCACGCGGCTCGGGTGAAGGTTGTCTTGCCCGTCCTTCGTCTTCACACGCCACATCGCCGGCTCACCGAAGCCGGGGAGGCGCGCATCGTCCTGCATATCCTCAAACGTCAAGGACCACCGCGAGACCACATTGACGTATGCGAGGCCGTTCTTGCCGGTGATGTCGGGCGCGGGAGTTTCTGGTAAGCCCGGCAGGCCAAGGATCAGCGCACCGCCACCCATGCCCCGCAGCGTCTCGACCTGCTGCACCTTCTGCCGGATGGCGTGGCGCTTCTCCTGTTCGAACACCGCTGCAGCTTGCTCTGCATTGAGGCCAGTCCAATCGCGCCACTCGCGCACCACGTCGAGCGCGGGAATACGGACGATCTTCCGCATGAGACCAGAGGCGGAATAGGCCGCGGCAATTTCAGCCTGGCCCAGCGCTCTTGAGACGTAGTGGTTAGCGGTGCGGGCGTCGCGGTTCGTACCGGTGCCGGTGATCGCGTTCTTCAGGCCGTCGAAGAAGGAAAGGACGTTGCCCATGCTGCCGCTTGTGCGGATTTGGTGGGCTGGGTTTACCGCCGCTTAGATGACGTCCGCCAGACCGGGGCGGTGTTTGCCTAGCATCAACTCGCTTAGCGCCCAGACCAAAGCATCAGCACGATCAGGGCTGTTCTCGCCCACGTATCCGGAAGGCGTCATCGCGCAGCACTGGTCCTCAAGGGCAGCGAAGCCCCCAACATGCGACACCTTACCCTGCTCATAGAACGCCGCGATCGGCTCAGCACGAGCTACCTTGCCGCGGCTTGCCGTCACCATCTTGACTGGCAGCGTGCCGTCAACGGCGCGGATTACCGCTTCCACCATTGCGCCGCCGAAGTTCTTCTCAGCAACGATGCGGTCAGCCTTGTGGATCGAGTAGGCTTCAGCAACCCGCCGGGCCCACCCCTCCGGCGATAGCTGGCAAGAATAGTCGCCTAGCACATAGCCGCGCCCATCATCACCCAGGCCGGCCGCGATTATGCCGATGTCGTCCCCCTCTCCGTCCCCAGAGGTTCCCGATGGATCGACGGCAATCACCACCCGGCGAAGAGGCGGCGGATCCTTCACGCGTGTGGCGTCGAACATTAGCCGCGTCCAAAGCGCACCCGGCACATCGTCGAGCATCTCAGCATCGAGCTCTTGCCTGCCCAGACGCGTGCCAGCGTATCGATCGACAATCGCCTTCATGAAGGTGGGCGCGAGGTTCGCGGCGTTGTCCATGGTGGAGCCGCGCGTGATGACGGTATCGTCGGCCTTCAGGATTTCCTTCAGTACAGGGATCGGGCGCGGGGTGGTGGTGACGACCACCTGCGGATGCTCACCGAGGCGCATCCCGAATTGCAACTGATCCCAGGTGTCGCGGGCATAGCGCCACTTGGCCAGCTCGTCACACAGGGCTGCGTCATGCTGCGGGCCGCGTAGCTGATCAGGCTCCACCGCATTGAACATCGTTGCCATCGCACCGTTGGGCCATGTCAGGCGGCGCTTAGATGGCTCGTAGAGTGGGCGGAAGTCAGGAGGGTGTACGGCGAGAATGCCACTATCGCCTTCAACCAGTACGTCGCGCGCATCAGCCGAGGTCTCAGCCACGATTGCTATTCGGCGATGTCTGCCGGGTGCGAGAGGGGTGGATCCGCACGCGACCTTGCGCACCCATTCAGCGCCGAGACGGGTCTTACCAAAGCCACGGCCGGCAATAGCTGCCCAGGTGCGCCATTGGCCCTCAGGTTCTAGCTGGTTGGGGCGGGCGTGAAATGACCAGCGCCACCGAAGCTCAGCCTTCGTGCTAGTGCTTAGTCCCGCCAGCCACTTCGCCCGTTCCGGCTCTGTCAGCGAGGCCAGCAATTGCGCTTTCGAAAGCATCTGCATCTGCGGTCACCTGTTCAATCTCGATGGGGCCGCCGTTCTTGCCGGTGTGCTCGATGCGTTCACGGTAAGCCCCAACGTCGACATGCTTCCCGATCAGATCGAGCGATTTAAGGGCCGCTGTGTGGTCTTTTTCAGTCCGAGCGTCCCGGTACACCAAAACTGCCTCCGACAGCACCCAGCGGGCGTCTATGGCCAATTCCGAGGCTCTTTGAGCCATGGCTTCGGCCAATGCATCAGCGATGGCAGGTTTTGAAAGGTTCTCAGAACCAATGGCCCTTGCCGTATCCTCGCTGTAGCCTGCCCGGATGGCCGCCTGCGTGGCGTTGAGGTCGACTAGGTATTCTTCGACGAACCGCTGTTGTTTGTCGGTTAGGCTCACGCTCGCACCTGCTTAGGCTTGCGGCACTTAGCACCAGTGATGTGCTGCCACTTGAGGATGAGGTCCGTGCGGGCGTTGTAAAGCCGCTCGACAGCCTCCCAGCCTTGCGTCTCCATGATCATCTGGAACTCAGGAGGAACGGGGGGGATAGTGCGGATCATGCGTCTATTACCCCAAAATTGGCTTCCTCGACCATGTCGGCGAACTCTTGGCGCACAGATCGGGGCGAACGGTTCCAAGCAACGCAAAGTGAGCGAAGGGCATCATCCTCTGCGTCTTCCTCTCGGGCCAGGATCTGGCCTGTCTCGACCTTGCGCAGCATGGCGCGGATACGGAGCTTCGATGCCGACATGTGCTCCTCGTCAGCTTCCTTGAGCAGCGGCAGGGCCTCCTGCGTCGGCATGTCGGCAACGTGAGCGTGATGCTCGAACGATAAGTCGGCGTGGCGGAGATGGGGCGGGAAGGCCTTGGCCGTCTTCTCGACACGCTTCAGTTGCCGCGGATCTTCGGTGATGCTCTCGAGAGCCAGATCAATCTGCTCCGGGAAGCGCTGACGT